GCCATTCATCGTGGATGTTAGCAACAAACTTATAATCAATAGCGTTGAGTCTAAGTAGGTCATCTAATATACTTAAAGCTTTCTTCATAACAATAGCCCCTGCTCCTTGAAGCAACGTGTTAAGTGCGGCATGTGTATTTCTAATGTATAGCTTCCTACCATCTAACCCCTTAAGGTATTTCTTGGCTGCTGCTCTCGTAACTCTATCCCTAAGAGATTTAAATGCAGGGTTATTATCGAAGAAATGTTCTCTAGCTCGTTTACCATCTGCTGTATTTCCTTCGACCACTTTACCAAGCTTTTCATCTCCTGCTCCGTACATGAGTGCATAGATGAATGTCTTTGCCTGATTTCTTGATTTAAGTTTTGCAGCGTTTTGATTAGCTGTGTGTATATCTCCATCTAGTATCTCCTTGATATAATTTTCATCATCCATATAATGTGCTAACATTCGTAGCTCTAAGCCACTAGCATCAACACCTAGTAAAACATTACCTTCATCCACTATCCAACAGGCTCTACACTCTATGCCATAGGGACTATGAACAGAGGGAACTTGAGCCATGTTAGGGTTCCTGTGTGTCATCCTTCCGGTGATCGTACCATTAGGTATTACAAAGCCATGTACTCTACCATCTTCTTTAACTGCATCTACCCACGAGTCAACTTGAGCAATACGTTTCTGTAATAAAAGAAAGTCTGCTATAAGTTTAGCTTCATGGATGTGTGTAATTTCTGACAGAGTTTTCTCATCCACAATGGGATGACCTGTAGGTGTAAACCTATCCGGCTTCCAACCAAAGTCAATGAGATACTCACCAATCTGTTTGCGACTACCTAGATTAAACTCTTGTAGCGTCTGTCGCATAAACGGATTAAAGTTACTGGTGTCTAAGCATCGTTGGTATTCATCATCAGTCATACCACGCTTGGATAAGTTACCATCTTTCTTGATGTAAGGTGTTATCTCTTTAGTATCCGCCCACTTAGGTTTAAAAGTATTGTGTACATCATCCTCAATGATCTGCTTCTTTTCTCTAAGCTCTGCCAAAAGAATCCCAGCAGCTATCATATCAAATTTAAAACCGTTAACTTCTTGTTGCTTAATAATCTTAGATACTGATTGCTCTATCTCAATACACAATTTACTAAACCCCTTGGACTCTTGACGTAATGCGTTGTATACAAGTGTGTTCACTTGCACATCACGCACACAATACTCTAACATCTCTGCTGAGTAGTTAAGATAATCTTCAAAGCCTATCTTAGCAAGACCAAGCCTATACCCCCAAGACTCTAAGCTGTGACCACCATCTCTGGTAGGATTAAACAACCTAGATAACACGAGGGTATCTATAACTTCTATCTTACTTAGATCAACACCACCAAACTTTTCTACTAGAGGTATGTCAAAGCCAATGATGTTATGTCCAATGAGGCGGTCTGCTGTAGTAAGAAACTGATACCCCTCTGCTAACTTATGAGGAGGGAATTTAAATATCTCCCCTGAGTTTGCGTCTTGAGCTACGATACAGTGTACAAGTGTAGCTTGAATATCATCAGTCTCTATATCAAATACTAAGTCCATAATTAAAACGCCTCACTTGCAGAGTTATCAAACTCTATATCATTATCAGTTAGTTCTGTTAATCTGCCTGTATCTTTATCATACACAACTCTAGCCGCTAGACCTACATCACCAGTGTATCTTGATTTAAGAACACGAAGTCTTGTAGTCCTAGCTTCCTCGGGGTCATCAGATTGTTGATTCCTTTCAAGAGCAATCACACAATCAGACAGTTGTCCGATACTGTTAGAGCCACGAAGATGAGAAAGACTTACTTCGATTCCGTTCTCATGTCCTTTGTTACCATCGACACGTCTTAAGTGTGACACAAGAATAATACCTGCACCAGTCTCTTCAACTAAACTTCTAAGCCTAGTCATAATCGCATCAATAGCTCGTCTCTCATCACCATCATGTACGGCACTGACTAGCATGTGTAGATGGTCAACGACCACCCACCTACAATCACATCCGATAATCATAAAGCGTAGCTTGGTAAAGATGTCATCAATATCATTGGTGCCAAAGTGTGAATGAACCCATACTCTATTTCGATTATCACCATCATACAGTATATCAAACATCTTATCAAGTTCTTCTTTAGAAAACTTCTCACGTTCTTCATCTACGTATAGTCTTGCGTTAGCTTCAATAGAAAGGATACCATCAATGGTACGTCTCCAATCTTCTTCCAAGGCAATGATGCCTACGTTGTCTGTAGTATTCTTAATGAGATGATGTTCTAATTCTCTCGTCACACTAGACTTGCCAAGACCTGTACCACCTGTTAAAGTTACAAGCTCTCCCTGTCTTAAGCCATACAGCTTTTTGTTTAATCCTTCATAAGGATAAGGGATACTTGGTTTTCTCTCACGGTTATGAAACTTCTCACGTTGTTCCGATACATTAATAACACCTGAAGGTGTGTAAACTTTAGCCGCCCACCAACATTCTACAAAGTCTTTATGCTTGTTGTTACGAAGCATATCGTTAGGGTCTTTGAAGCCAGTAGGAAGTGTAAGTATCCTAGCCTTGCCGGGTTTAAACAGTCTCGCAACTTTAATAGCTGCTTCCTGTCCTGCCTTATCGTTATCAAATGCAATGATTACATTCTCAAACTCTTCAAAGAATTCTAAGCTCTCTTTGACATCCCGCACTGCACCCTGTGCACCACGCTTGATGGATACGACAGCCCACTTACTACCTAGTAGTTCGTAAGCCGCCATAGCATCACACTCTCCTTCTGTTATAGTGACATACTTGCCACCTTTAAATAACTGTTGACCAAACAATCCGGTATCGTTGTAGCTACCTGAGACAAAGAAATCTTTTGAAACAGTATTCCTATACTTAGTAGCTGACAGTTCATGTCCATTATAATATGGATATAAATGCTTAACGACCTGACCTTTTAAATCCTGAACCGCTTTAACGCCATACTTCTGTGCTGTTGCCTGAGATATTTTTCTATCTGTCAGTGCTATAAAGTTTCCTTCAATCACATTGTCGGGTTGTTTCTGTTCTATTGATTTAGTTTGTGTCATAGTTTTTCCTTCACATGAGTTATTATAGTTCGGCATAAATTCTCCACAACTGAAACACTTTGCTGAACCATCTTGATTGATTCCTACAGCATCACTGCTGGTGCAAAGTGGACAAGGTTGCTTAAGTTTATCCCAAGTTTTTTCTTCCATATTAGCCCTCACTAATTGTTATTCGTTGTCGTCTGTGTCTACTACCACCTCAACCTCTTCAGTTGGTGTAAAGATGGCTTCTTCTCTATCTTTTAATAGAGCTTCTAAGTTACCACGATGAGCACGACTTGCAAAGTCTAAGGCTTCAATAATAACTTGTAAGTTACCAACCTTCTGCACTATAACAGTAGCTTCTTGTTTAACTCCATCATCACTGATGTTATTAATGTCGAAGTTTGTTTCGCCTTCTTCATTCTTGATAGTGATAATCATAATTAAAACTCCTCGTTGTCTGTATCCGTTTCCGTATACTCAACCAAAGTCTCTACCTTGACCGCCATCAACTCAGCAAACTGACCAAAGTCATTTCTATAGGGTTTAATTTTAACAGTAACCTCTGACCCATTACCAACACTAACATCCATAGGATTTCCATCCGTGTCTACTAGTTTGGGTGCAGGGTTAGCGACACCATCGTTGTTAGCCGCACGTTTACTAAAAGTAAATGCCGGTTCGTCATACTTAGCCTGACCTGCTCTATCTCTAACTTGGTTAAGTCCCAAGCCTTCGAGTTTAGACGCAGTATCGGGGTCTGTCAACACAGTTAGCCCATACTTGTGAGGTTGAAACCTCGTGTTAGGAGACGTGATGTTTGCCCACATCGCCTTACCTTTTACATACTCATACATATATTATACCTCCTTAAGGTTTGTTTTTTGTTATAAGTGCACACATTATAGCACACTTTGTTTGTAAAGTCTATAGTTTATTTAATTAATTTAAAGTACCGGTGGGTGCAAGACCGGCAACTTGTCTAACTGGGGTCAGTCAGATGATATAGGTTAAGGATTTTAGAGAGGGCTAACCTATCCCACACATATTAGTTATCCCTTATGCAGGGTAGTATCTCTTCCCAAAATGTTAGGGGTGTGTTGTCTAGCTTAACCTTGA